AGGATTATACTCTCGCCGCCGTCCATCCCTGTGGACGTCGAGGACGCTACGTCAGAGCCGCCCACAAATAGCTGCCCGCTGTTGGCCTTCTGGGCGTAAATGGTGACCCTTCGAGCGCGTAGTGAGGAGGCATGGAGCCTAACAGCGGTGCCAGCCGCTGCCACTGTCTGTGAACCCATCGCATGGGTCGGCGTATGAGACGTCGCCATATTCTATCCTCCACCGCCAGCCCTAACTATTGTCGGCTACGAAGTCCACCTTGTCGGCGGAAGTAGCAGCGTCGGCATACCAGCTTTCTAGTCGTTCGTATCCGTCGAAGAGTACGGTAAAGGCATCCCCCGGCGAGATTGCTACCCCGTTGGCGCTGCTGACAGTGCTATATCCGACATAGACTATGCCGGTGTTGTCGGCTCGCGCCCTCCACATGATGCCTCGGACAGTGCCAGACGTGCTGCTCTGCACGGCGGTGCCAGCAGAGGACACGGTGATGGTGCCTATTAGGGCCATTATTCCACCGCTCTGTTCGTTGCCTTGCGTCGCTTCCCTCGCTTGGGCGCGGACGCCATCGACCTATCGGATACCAAAGCGAACTTGTCAGGCAGTCTTGCCGTCATCTGTTCAGCCAGAGTGTCCTCTACTTCGATGGAGGCGCCGCCAGGGATTGTGAAGCCCTCAAAGCCCAAGTCGTCCGTTGTAATGTTCTGGATTGACTTCATCGCTTCCTCCACGGGCGGGGCGCCAGCGAAGGAGCCCCCGCCCATGTCTAGGAGTTAGGCGTCTATGCGACGCCTGTGATGTCGTACTGTAGACCCGTGTGGGTCTGCGCTGACAGGGTCGCCCGCTGCGTCAGCGCGTGGCGGAAGCTGATGGTCACAATGTTGGAGCGCTTCTGGGTGTCCCGGAAGACGTCCACGCTCATCTCACGCCTGAACCCTTGCAGCCATTGGGTCTTGTTCACAATGAGGACGCTACCTGTGTCGGTACCGTTCCCCGCGCTGGTCACCTTGCCGTCTGTGTCTGCAAGCCGCATCAACTCGGAAGCTACGACAGGAATCCCGCTGATGGCTCCCAGCTGTCCCGTGAGTACGGTGGCAGACGGGCCTAATTTATCCATAGTGCGGAAATTGCTGATGGATTGGCACCGGATTAGGGTGTTAATGTCCAGGAACCAGACCAGTTCTGAAGGCCGAGTTCCGTACTTGCCGAGCTTGGCCCTAATCTCGTTGAACATGTCGTCGCTCACTGCGGCGTTGTGGTTGTTTGCCAAGGACGTGTTGTCAATGAGTGCGGCATGGCGGAGGCCGTCATAGCCCAGTAGCCAGTGCGCCTTCCCTGCGGTGGTGGTCGCGATGGTCGCGCCATCCGCGTTGATGTTGTTCGCTGCCGTCGTGTCAGCGTTCAGAATGATGTCGTCCAAAGTCTCGGCAGCCCCACGGACGAGACCTGCCCGGATTTCAGGCATCAGGGCGATTACAGAATCCTCCTCGATGGAGAAGGAGAACGGCACCTGGCTGACCAGTTCATAGGCAGTCAAGGTCTTCTTCGCCGTCGCTGGGGTGGACTCTGTTGCCGTTGTGTTCTCGGTGCCTGGGAACCAGTTCACGTCCCCCAACTGGGTCGGGATGTCGAACGGATTGCTGGGCATATTGACGGTAGGAATCTGGGGCGCTACCTGCGTCCTCAGATTCACGTCCATCCACAACTGAGATGCCTCAAGGGTCGGGACGAGTTCGTCACCAGTCGCAGACCCTGTTGAGGTGAGCGCTCGACTCGTCGAGTCTATCGCTCTCCCGTATTCCCGCAGCATCGCGCCTGAATATGGGTGCTTATCGAACTTGGCCCTGTCCACCATGTTCTCGCTGGAGGCGACATCGGTCAGCTGGGTGGTGGCTTCCTCGACGCGCTGCTCCCACTCTGCCTTGTCCGCAAAGCCTCGCGCAACGGCGAGTTCGAAGGCGTCAAATCCAGCGTAACGTCCGGTCTGGACTCTGATTTCCCCACCGGGCGCCGTCTTCTTCAGCATGTCGCGCTTCGCTTCGCGCTGGGAATCCTGAACCGCAACGATGGCCTCTTTGAGTTTGTCGATTTCTTCCTGCTGCAAGTCGACCTGCTCGTTGACAGGGTCGAACCTGTCCCGTACAAACTCGTTGATTTGCCCTAGTTCCTGTCCTATCTGGTCGAGCTTATCGCTCATTTCCTACTCCTTAAGTGGGTTTTCATCTCGGCTGCCAGCCTGTAAATGTCATACAGGCGCCCGTCTGCTTCGTCTGGTGCGTCTGGTGCTTCGGGCTCATCGCTTGATTCAGCCTGCGCAGAGGCTTCGAGGGCTGCCCTAATGGTACAGCTGCCATCTTCCGCCCAGCATGGCGCAGGCGCCCTCTGGGGGGCCTCTACGGGGACGTCAGAGGGTTCTTGTAGCTCCTCTTCGATGTCCCTGCAAGATAAAACCTGTTCCATCAGTCGAGCGTGTACTTCCCTGATGGCGTCCGGGTCGGATGGAACCGAAACGATGCTCCACTCCAAGAGGTCGGAACGGATGTCCCGCTGATTGCCGTCTTCGCCTTCTTCAGACTCGACTGGCATCCAGCTTACAGAGGCAGCCTGGAGAAAGCCTTTGTCCCAGGCGTTCCTGACTCTATCAGCGAATGGGTCGTCGGGCAGAAACTCAAAGTCGACGACTATCTTGCCGTCTTCAGCGGCCAAGCTCTTTGTGCGTCCGATAGGCAAGCCAGCCGAAGCGCTCTTCCCTGCCATGTCATGCGCCCAGAGAACTACAGGATTCCGAAGGTAGTTCTCGGTTTCAAGTCCGTCGAGGAGTAGGTCTGGGCCTTGTCTGGCTCGCTCGTTGACGTAGATAGTCGCCCGATAGGCGTCGTCCTGTGCGGATTCCGTGCGCTCGATGATGCCTTCGCGTGTGTGGTAAATACGCTCCATCAGCACCTCCCTTGTAATAGAAACGCCCATCAGCTTTTGGAACGCTGATAGGCGTCTCTGCTGTGGGCGACTGAAGGGCGCCTAAGAGTTGGTTTCTGCTTCTGCCTCTGAGGGTACGACGCTCGTCTTGTTCTTGTCAAGAAGAACCACAGCGACGTGTTCGGTGCCGTGCTTCCGCGAGCGTATCTCAAGCAGATGGTCGCCTAACTTCTGGGCCATGACTTGGGGCCTGTCAGGGCAGCACGAGCAGTATACGGGGTGAATCGGGAAGTCTCGGGACGTGAGTTTCGTCATCCTCTCACCATGCCTTCTGGAATGACGACGCATCTGCAATTGATATTTTCCGCAGGCTCTGCTCCCTGGCCTGGAGAATCCATGCGGTCTGACCCTACCGAGAAGGACTCGTTTAGTCTCCTAATCTGGCCGTGAGCTTCCATGTGGGTGTCCCTTACGCGCTCGTCTAGCGCCGTATACCAGCGCTTTGCCGGGACTTCGGCCTGTGCGAACGATTGCAGACTCCCCTCCCCCTGCGCCACTGTCATCTCGGTGCGGGCCACAGTCTCGGAGCGGGTCACCGTCTGGAACTCCCGCAGCTGCCGGAGCCTCTTCGCCATCTCACTCTGCCCTAATCCTTCTTTCCTGCCAGCTGCCAGCACTTGGAACAGCTTCTTCTCGGTACCATCGTTGACGGTGTTCGCCCACCACTTGGAACGTCCCTGTATCCAGCCCTTGACGGGCGCCGCAGTGATGTCGAACGAGATGCCCAGCTTGTGCGCTTTGACTTGAGTGTCCGCGCCAGCGATTAGGCCAGCCGTCAAATGCTTCCGAACTAAACTCGTAAACTGAGGAATCCACTCCGTCGGCCTAAAGCTGGGCTGGCGCTCTGCGCCCCAAAGCAGTGCCTCCGCGTCGCTAATGGTCGCCCCGTTCATAGACGCCACCGCAGCGCGAGGCTCCCGCTCGAATTCTCTGATAATTTGATTCATCTGTTTGCGGAATAGCGCCGACAGTTCACGCTTGAAGGCATCCTCCAGACGCTTCCCCTTGCGCCGCTGAGAGGTGTCTATCGCTCGCCCGATGGCTTCCCAGTCATCCCCGGCGCCTAAGACGTCCCTACGGCCAACCTCGTCGCCCACAGACAGTGTTACGGGTGCGGGGCTTGGTGCCGCTGGGGGACTCTCCCCCCAATCGACTGCCTCCA